CAGGTGTAAGCCGTCCTGAAACTTTAAAACCAATATCATCTTCTTCAAGCTTCAGCCATTTGCCGATGCGCATTGCAAATTCAGGACTAATCCAATCATAACGATGACCATGGTTGTAGTACATATGACATCGCATAGCACCAGCCGCCACAGCATTAATAAAATCTGTAAATGCTCCTTTTACAAATTGTTCACCATGTGAATTGATACTTTCCCAACGAACAGCATATCCGTCGAACTCAAATGCAGAATTTTTGTCTTGATTTTCATCGAATCTTAATTTGACATCTGAAAATGGCAAAAGCCGAATTTGTACATTCGGCTTTTGCACTTGTGCATCTCGCATATTTAAATGATTACGGCTCATTTTTTTGTTCACCTCGTTGCCCCTCAATAACACGATCCAGCGTCAATAACTGAGCTGCAACCATTAAATTATCTCCACCATCAACTGGTGCATAACCTTCTTCAATCCGTACTTCATTAATCGTGGACTGACCACTTTCAATCCGTACTTTATTATTGGCAATACGGGAAGCAATTGAGGCACGTAAAAGGTCCTTGATCTTAAATTCAAACTCAAATGTATCCCAATCAACACGGTCTAATAAATTCAACCTTGCCGACTCTTCAATACGCTCAAAATAAGGACGTAATCCAAACCGATAAAATGATTCCACAAGCTGCTCAATACCACTACCCCATACCGTTGAACCACTGGTATCGTTAATCAATACGCTTGGAACACCATAAAAACGACAAACTTCCTCAACTGTAAAACGTCTAGTTGATAAAAGTTCAATATCTTCAGGTGTTAAACTAATTTTTTCAAATTTCAAGCCACCTTCAAGCACTGGAAGAAACCAATCATCTCCAGAAACAAGATCAGACATTTCCTCACGAAGTGCTTGGCGCTGTTCTTTCTTTAAAGTTTTATCAGTAGAGAGCGTACCTGAAGGTTTTGCACCATTTTCCATGACTCGTCCGACTTTATCATCGGTTGCCAACCCAATACCGATTGATCTAGCACCAAATGCCAAAGGCGACATTCCAACCAAGCCAGTACCAAATAATCTAACGTGCCAAATTTCTTTGTCAGTTAAGATTTCCTTTTTTCCATCAAAATAAGTGATGTGGTACTCTTTTTTACCTTTATCATTCAATTTTGGTAAAACTGAAGCATTGTTGATCACTACAAGCTGATTAAGTTGCTTGTGGTAATAATATTTCCGCACATACACATTTCCACTGATTAAATTCAGCATAAATGTTTCTTTAAACTCAATATTTGTTTGATCATCATTCGGTTTATTACGAAATAAACGCGCTAAATCATGATCAAATATCTGTTTACGATGCCGATTTTTATCAAAAACGAACATCTCAAGCGGTAAACTTGCAACTGTTTCAGCCAAGATTTTATGGCAAGCAAATACTGCTGAAAGTGTCATTGCTCGTTCGAAAGTAGCAGTGTTGGCTATTCGACTATTTGAACGTGGAAAATCAATCAAAACCCCACGTTTTGGACTTTCAGGACCTGTACTACGCCCCTGAATATCTTTGGTTTCATTAATTGCCTGCTGGATTTTGTCCTTTTCAAGACACTCAAACAGCCGACTTTTTGCAATTTTTGCTGTCATCGTCGTGCTACCACCATATTTGCAATGTAATCATCCGCATCCCAATCATCTGGATTTTCTCCTGGTACTAAATCAAAGACAGATTCATCATCCCAGTGGCGTGCCCGTGAAGCTGCAATAATGATTCCAACCATTGCATCTATTTTCTTCGCTGGAGAAATTTTACGAGGGAAAATATGTTCTTTTGCATCTTCTTTTACTACAACGTTTAAGGCACACCATGTAAATACAGGATCATCACAATGATGAAATCGGCTCTCAGCAATTAAAACTTCAAGCCAACGCATAGCAGGACTTAAATATTCAGTTTTTTGAGGAACTTCAACTGCATTTATCCCTTCCTCTAGAATATTAGCTGTTACTTGCTCAGCATGATAACGGTCATGCCCGACTTCATAAAAAGGGCTTTTTACATGTGAGTCTTCAATATCACGCTGAATACGTTTGTAATCAGTCGATTCACCAGGTGTAACAATTAAATGTCCCTCTTCACGCCAAACAGGATATTCATCAGGACGTTTTTCACCATTGATTGCTTCCTTAGTTTCAACTCGACGTTCATTGATATAAGAATGGACAAATGCATACCAATGAATCTTACCGTCAGATTCTAATCGAGGAATCAACTCCCCCCAGCACGCTAAATCCAAACGGCTTGCTAAATCGTAACCGCCAAAGCGAATCATTCCATCAAACTGGTTTAATTTGACATCTTTTCCACATCTTTCCCATTCTGAAGGCGCTATCCAACCGTTAACCGCTCCAACCCATTCATTTAAATGCTTTTGTCTAAAAAAAGCCTCTTGAGATGGCGAAATTTTGACTTTGGCATACTTTGCATCTAAATATTTAGTTGTTACAGATACGCCATAATTAGGGTTAGCTTTAGGCCAGTTCTTAGGATCTCTCCAATCATCTTTTTTATCTAGACAGAAAATCACACCAAAATATTGTTCGTGTGAAGATTGTCCCATCAAGATATTAACAACGGTAGTACGTTCTCGATAACAAACACCTGTATTATCATCACCAGCAGTTGAAATAGCCCCAACGAGTGGTTGATCACGTGCAGCAATACCATCTGAAACGATGTCATACATACTAGAATCTTTATGTGCATGTAATTCATCAATAATGCCAAAGTGAACGTTTAGACCATCTTTTGTCCCACCCCGATCTTGTGATAACGCTTTAAAAAACGAGTTTGTTGTGGGCTGAGAGATTGAATATTGTGAAACCTCAATGCCGAAACGCTGTTGCATAAATGGTGAATACTCAACCATCTTTTTTGCGTCACCAAATACAATGTTTGCTTGTTCTTTTGAGGTAGCAGCTGCATATACTTCCGCACCTGGTTCACCATCAATAAAGGCCATGTAAATGCCAATTGCTGATAGCCATGTACTTTTTCCATTCTTCTTTGCTACCTCTATGTAGTAATAGATAAATCGACGAAAGCAGAAACTATCGACCCAACCAAAGAGATTTAGCGTAATAAAGACTTGCCATGGCTCCATTACTAATTTTAAACGGCTACCATCTCTTTGAATTTTCCCTAAAGTGCCTTTGACATGTGGACAAGTTTCAATGAAATAGCAAGCTCTATTTGCACGTTCATGATTAAGTTCATATTCAAAATTTAAATCTGCGCCTTTTGCTCCAACTTTAAGTTGAGATAAAAGTTTTTCCGTTTCGTCATCAGCTTGTCCAAGTGGATACCCTGAACGTGTAAGATCAGAAATAAACCTTTTAACTGCATTTTTTTCTAATATTCCTGCTGTACGCACTCCAGTACGTACATCGTCGCAGTACTGGAGCGCAATTTTGAAATAATCACGCATAGTTACCTACTAAGAAAAGTTCTTATATGGATCATTATCTGATTCAGTCGATTGTGCTGCACCAAACAATTCTTGCTGCTGATGCTTATTGACTTTCACATTTGAACGAGCAGCTGGTGTCAAACCAAATTCTCTTGCGGTTTTAATGATAAGTTCTTGTAATTTATTGCGAACTTGTAACCATGCAGATTGAATAACAAAATCATTTGGTGTTTTTGCAATCCAGTCATCAATTTTTAAAAGTTTTTCACTTACTTGTTCGTAAGCCGCAATGTTGTCGCAGTGAAGACCAAACACATCTCCATCAACCACGCTTAGAAGTCCTGCCTGAACCAACTTTGGTCCCAATATATCCCAATGTTTTTTTGCAGCTCCTTTTACCCAGTTAGGGCAAGGAGGCATTCCCAAATCAACAGCTGCATTTGCAACCTGTGCATCATCATCACGATCAGGACGAATTCGAGAACCACTTAAGATTTTTTCTTGTAGTGGTTTTGGTGGTCTACCAGTTTTAGACATATAACCTCCAAAATCCTAAAATTTATTAAATATTAGAGGTATACCCCCCTATGGACTTTTGACCATGTAAAAATTTGACGGGGGGGCGGTCTTTTTCAGAGAGTCGTTTTTGACTTTTGACCCCCTATCCCCTATTTTTCTAAAAATCTGTTGATGTCTGAAACTAGAATGCTTGCTTCACCATCGGGAACAAGATAACCCGTTACACCATGTTCATGTTTGACATATGCAAACCACTGACCATAGCTATCTGAACCAGTTTTAGTATTTTTCTTTACACTCACAATATCTGAAGCAAGTACAAATACATTGGAATTAATTTTCACTAACATATGAATCACCTCGAACTAGATGCCAAGCTTTACCAATATTTTCATCAGAACCATACCCACACCAATACCAATGAATACATGCCAGTAAAAACTGTCTAACCAGTTATTTTTCTTATTTTGTTCAACTTCAGAATATAATATTTGAATAGGTGGTCTAGGTATTTCTGGTGGAACTGGGCGCTGTGGATTGTGACAAGGTTGATACCCACTACCATTAAGACCATTGTAATAAGTACATGCAATACACTTTCCGCACTTAACTTTAGTCACTTAATTTATCTCCAACTACTCGACAACCAGCATCAACCTCATTCAGTCTTGCAAGTCTAAGACGTTCATAGATCTCAACTCTATGTTGATGTTCATCGTTCCAAAGAACATGCAAGCTTGAACCTGTTTGAACAACTACACCAAGATCATCAAAGCCTTTGATGTCATCGCGATAGACGACTGGATCACCTAGCAAAAATATCTCTCTGTTCATGACTGCCTCATATGCAACTCAAATGCCGCCTGAACTGCTATCACTCGGTACACATCAGCATCACGAATGAACAATCGTTCACCATGTATAAATATAAGACGCTGATACGATGGGAGCATTTTGAATTTTTCTTCAAATTTTATATGGTTCATAATCAAACCTACTTCTTGAAGTGACTGTAATGTAGACGGTGATTAAACCCATCTGCATCTTCAATCTCGATTAATTTCCCATCCACGTTCAGGACTCTAAAAGAATCATCAAGCTTACAACTCAGTAGCTCTACTGCATAACCTGTGCAAGCCATAGCTGAATCACCTTCAAAGAATGGATTCACACGACCATGAAGCTCAACTTCTTTCTTAATTGGCTTCGCTTGAGGTGACCAACTACCACGATCTTCTAGCTGTGTCTTGCGGTCATGACATGACTTGCATAATGATTGCCAATTTTTCTTATCCCAGAATAATTCTTTGTCGCCCTTATGCGGAATGATATGGTCAACTACTGTAGCCACCTCAATGTATCCACGCTTCTGATGATCAGCACAAAGCGGATTTTCAGCCAAGTGTTGAAGCCGTTCTTTTTCCCATCGCGCGTCATAGCCACGCTGGTGCGCTGTACCACGCTCCCGATCTTTCTTACGAATCTTATCTTGATGATTGTCACAGTAACCTTGATTGGATGCATATTCTTTGCAACTCGATACAAGGCATGGACGTTTAGCACGTTGTGGTGCTTTCTTTCCCATGATGACAAACTCCAGATCAAAAAAAACCACATGAACCTCCGGGAAACATGTGGTATGAAAAGAGTCTTTCGACTCTGGGGAAACTTATAGCGCTGAATAATATTTACAGTTACTCATTGTGGTAAAAACTAACTTAAATTTGTTTCAGTGTCAAATACTAATTTTAATTAGTTTTATTGATGTGAAAAAGAATATTTTCAGTAGCTACATCAAATTCTGTATTTAAATCCAAAAGCACCATGTTAATTGCTTGATTTAAATATCGATGAATCACTAAATGATTAACTCCAGCAATAAGTGCTCTATTTCTTGCAGATGGTTTGTAATTCGCTGTTACTGCACAAAACTCAACTAAAGCAACATTGATTACTGTCAACACATGATTAGATGCATAATCTATTATTTTATGCTCATACCTTGAAGTAAGCGCTTTACTAAACCTTGAAATATTTTGAGCATTGTTAGCACCAAGACATTTTAAACGAATTAAATTATCTTGAAGCGGTGAGAGATTCGCATAACTCATTGCAAGAAGAACATCCTGTGCAGTTAAAGCTCCATAAGAACCACCACCAATTGATTCGAAATTCGTAGTTTTCGGATTTAATAAACTTAAAATTTTTTCCATGGTTGTCCTCTCCTTAAATGCATGTGAATGATGTGAATGATCGTGTGAATGATTTTAAGAAATGGTTCACATATAAATATAAATAAAAACAATAATTTAAATTACATGTGAATGATGTGAATGATTTTATATATTTTTCTCGCGTGAGAGTGTTTTCATTATTGATTTTTTTATGATCAAAATTTGTAAATACATTATTTTTCTCCTCACGTGCGCGCGCGAGGAAATGGTTCACATCATTCACATGGGGGCTGAATGCATTGGTAAGTAAGGCTTTAATCATGGTAATGATTTGTCGAAATGGTTCACACGACCATTCACATCGTTCACATGAGAAGCCATAATTATTAGTATTTTGCTTCTGGAACATCACCAACCCCATCTAAACTATCTTGAAATTTCTCGATTTGCAACCCTAGCCAAAGTTGTTCCTGCTCTTCTTTTGGTTTCTCACCTATGATAATGATTTTATTTTGACCAGAGGACCTTGAACCTTTCCAATGCTTAGCCTTATCACTCGGAACAATGCTATGCTTTTTACCCTCAATGATGAATCGCTTCATACTGATTTGATGTTCTCCAGTCGTTCTTGACCACTGCCCAAACGCTTTATAAAGCTGTTCTGATTTACATGAAATATAAGGATATTTAGTATCTCCATTAACCCATTCATGGTAAAAAGTGTCAAATCCTGCCCGTGAATAATCAATCATCGTTTTTTTGGCACGTGTCATCGGCGGCTTAACATGCTCATGGAAATCAGATAAGTCTAGACCCATTAAATAGGTATAAAACGCTTTCACTCCATTGGTTTTTATCTCCTGCATGACTTTTTCATGCAATTCACCATCTAAATCTTTGTTTGGATTTAGCACTAAAAATCTTCGATCTTTTTCTTCAATCGGAAGAGGTTGAGTGTTATTGGATAAAAACACTGTATTCAGATGGTTATTCATCTCCCAGCCAGATACAAACTTTTTGCTGACATACAAAGTTTCACCAGTGATTAAGTGTTTAATCATGCCCATGACATTGTGCTTTTTCTTGTTATCTACAATTTCTTCAAAAACACCAAACAGCTTGTTTTCAATCCATTCGTTATACTGATTATCAAGTTGTGCCTGTCCAACTGTAGTATGGTACTCACCATAGATTTTTTTCATAATTGTACCGAACATTAAAGATTTACCAGACCCGTGAATATGCCCATGCATCAGTACGCATGTTGCCATTTTTGCGCCAATGTTTTGTAAAGGGAATGCAAGCCATTTCAATAAAAATTGTACTGCTACTTCTTCACCGTCACATAAATCATGGATCAATGTGATAATCCCCTGACAATCGTCGAATACTTCAGGGCGTGAGAGCTGTTCATCATATTGATCACGCATCACATCAATATTTAAGCCACGATAAATATTGATATAATTCTCATCATGATCATGTTCTTGTTTTGGATCGAAAATTAAATTTTGTCTAGGTATCATTTTGCGTTCAGGTGATTTAAACCATAAATCAAAAATGTTTGGGTATGCATTTCTAATATATTTGATAAGCCAAGTTTTGCGCTCCTTAATATTCCAAGCTTCCTCAGAATTTGCCAATACAACAAAATTTTCAAGCAATTCCTGAATTGTCAGATTATTTGCAATATTTACATTGTGTTCAAAATCAGATCTCCCAATAATTTTTTTATGCTCTAACCAAAGTTTGTAATGCTTCTGCCCCAATAATGCAGTGAAAGCATTTTTTTTGATTACAATCTTATCTGAAGCATCCCAAATATCTGTTTTTGCTTCAATTAAGTAATATCGTTCAACAAATTTTTTAACATCTTCAGGAATTGAACCATTTTCTGACGAAATACCGCCCCCTACCCCCTGATGCACAACCACATCCTTTTTCACAACCATACTAGATTGTTGAGAATTACTCTCATTTGACCCATAAAGTTGGCTGGAGCTTTTAATAGGGGGTTCGGGGGAAACAAAAGGTATGGAGGAAATAGCCGTCATGATCTGTCTTTTCACCACCTCCAACCCATGAAGCAGATGCAAGTCATTAAAATCAGTAGGGCTAGATATTGCTTGTGGCTGTTCCATATTTTGGTCTTGATCCACTTATGCTACCTCTTCAAATTGCGGTAAAACTACAATGCCGCCAGTCACAGCCACAGCTTTATTAGCATAATCTTGGCCAGTAGAATCCTTAGCACTGTCATCATCCGCACAATATACGATCTGAGCATGAGGGTACATTTCGCGTACTTCATGCCCCACTTTTGGTAAATTATTTGCAACGAATGCAAGAAATACAGGTAATCCTGTAGCTAAGTGAATGCTGGCTCCAGTTGCATAGCCTTCAGCAATACATAAAACATTATTATCCAGTTCAACAGTGCCGATTAAGAAAAAGCATCCTCCTGTACGTCCACCTTTTTTGTTTCCCGTTGGATCTTCTTTATCAGCTACAAAATACTTACCTCCATCTGGGTAAATTGTTTGCATATTCCACTGAAACCCGGAACGGTCAAAAGCAGGAATTAGAACGTTTCCGTGGTGATCAATTTTGACTCCAGGAAGTGCTGGAACTTTTTTACGTTCTAAATACGGACTTGACTCACCTATATAAGCATTTCTATATAAGCCTTGTGCTTGTCGTGCCACCTGTTGTTGTTTTTTTAACTCCATTTCCTGGGCAATACGTTCACGAATTTTTCGTTCTTCAGCCCATTTTTTACGCATAGCTGGAGTAATTGTACTTTTTGCATTCAATCCTACAGATGCTGCAACCTCTTCAATGATCTGTGAAAATGCCAGACCAGTTACTTTACCTATCAAGTCAAAACCATCACGGTTCCTACTCTCAGTACAGTTATTACAGAGCCAATCACCATTTTCATATTTGTCATCAAAGCGAAAACGGTCCTCACCGCCACAATTAGGACATGGTCCATGTTCATCAACTTTGGGCACTGTTATATTAAACTGTGAAAATATATCAAGCCATTTTCCGCGTGCTGCTTCTTTGACATCTTGAAGTTCAAATTTAGCCATCAGAATTCCCCTGCATCTTGATCTGCTTTCATTCGAGCCAATTTTTTAAGCTCTACAACCGCACCTATCAATTCCATTGCATGTTTTTCTATCGTAGCCATTTCAACATCAATAATTCGATTATCTTTTAAAGCATCACTAACCGTGCTAAAAAGCTCGCCTACTTTATTAGAAACTTCACCAATATTCGCTAAAAAACCTGAATCATGAATGTCAATTTCGCCTTTAATCTCATAAACGACAACATTACCATGAGTATTAGCTAAGCTTTCCAATACACGAATATCTTTTGTATAACTCACTATCGCTTCAATATGTTCTGGCTTTAGATGAAACTGATCATTGTTTACATCAACAGCTTTACTAAAAGTCAGAATATTAAATCCGTTAATCTCAGCAATCGCTGATTTAGAACCATGACGATCTTTACAAGCCCGGTATAGGGCTACATCTAAAGGAAGAACTGCATTTTCAGCAGCAAAATTTGATAAAAATCTTTTCATATCCGATTTGCTCCCAAATTAGACATTTGATTGTTTTGATAGATCATTTAAATTTTGCTTACGCTTTTCTAATCCAATTGGAGTTCTACCTGCTGCCAAATCACGAATCTGATATTCACGCAAAGATGGAATGTTATTTTCATCCCATTGAGCTAAAGCTGCAGTTGTGGTTTTTAATTTTTCAGCTAATTCAGCCAATGAACAATTTAAAAGCGCTGTCGCCTCATCACGAGTCATGAGAATACCTATAAACTAATTAAACTTAGTTTTATTACATATGAGTTAACTAAGTTAGTCAAGAGCTAAGATAAATTAGTTTTTATCGAGACCAAATTATGAATACTGTCGGATCACGTATAAAGCAATTAAGAAATGCAAGAAAGCTGACTCAAAAAGAGCTTGCTAAAAAAGTAGGTATTTCAGATGCTGCTGTTGTGCATTGGGAAAAGGATGTAAATATACCGAAACTTGAGTATTTGAATATTTTGGCACCACTTTTGAATACGACTATAGATTACATAATGTATGGAAAATTAGATGCCTCTGATACAGTAACTGACTATAGACCAATAACAAGGATGCTACCTGTTTTGACATATATCCAATGCGGCACAATGACTAATGTTCGTTCGATTTCACCTGATGATATTGAAATGTGGTTGCCTTCCCCTCCAGAAGCTGGGAAAAATAGTTTTTATTTAATCTGCCAAGGAATCAGTAATTCGCCTGAATTTAATCATGGTGATTATGTTTGTATTGATCCTGATGTACCTTTAGATTCAGTTCAGAATGGTGAAATGATTGCAGTATGTCAAGATGATGAAGCAACTTTCAAAGCTCTTGTGAGAGAATTTAATAGCTTGCATTTGAAGGCGCTAAATGAAAATTTCCAACCAAATATCATCCCACTAAAAGAGGGTTTTATTTATAAAGGAAAATATGTAGGCAAGTTCACACCATCAAAAAAATATTTCTAAAAAACAATTCAGCAATAATAAAACTAAGTTAAATTAGCAAAAAATATTGACACCAATTCTAAGTTTAGTTAGTTTAATAACACAAGCTAACTTTACTTAGTCATATGGTGATTATAATGGTGAAAAAAAATTCCCTTCCTTTATCCGAATTTGATCAGATCGTTATAGGTCGAATTTTTTCTAAAGATTTTGCTCAACCAGCAGTTAATGACCATTGGTTCTACAAAAATAAGGCTATCGCTCAAATCTCTTCAGCTGTGAAAGCTATTCGCAATGCAACCAATCAACACGATTTCAGCACAGCAATCACCCAAGCAAATGCATTTCTTGATGCAGCATATGACTATGAATTTATTGACTTAACAGATAAATCAAAATGGTTGTATGAAATTGCTCAAGCCACTCGTATCCAAACGATTGGAGAACATGAATGAACGCTAAAAAGAATAAGGCTCTGAATATTTCAAAATCTCAGAAAGATTTTGCACCTGAAGTACCTGAACAATCAGTAATTGACACATGGCCAAAGCTCCAGCGCAAACCTGTAACTGGTCAAGACATTGCTAAGTACTTGAAAAATGTAAATGAAGTATTGGGGTATGTGCCATGGATACGCTAACCCCTGCTCTTCAGCAAAGCATAGCTAATATGGCATTGCTTTGTATGAAGTACTCATCGTCTGAATTTGAAATAAATCTGTCTTTGTACCCAACAAAAAGTGAACTGAATATTTACGTCTACCAAGGCGGTTACGTTCATGCCTGGAGAAATCCTGAACAACGTATTAAGAAAACTCGCATTGATTTATCAAGACAAAGTACTGCAATTAAACAGATGCATGATGCATTTTGCAAAATTGAAAAACAGGCAAAAGGGGCTGCTCATGCTTCAAATTAATCCTGGTCATGTCGCTGTTTTCATTTTCATTATTTTGCCTTTCACATTTGCAATGGGTGCAATTTTTACCATGGCAATCACTCATGTTTCAGCATTAAAAAAACAGGCTGATTGTCTAAAAGAGAAATCAATTGAGGAGAACAATAATGCTCCAATTTACTGATTTAACGAATTTTAAGCACTTTGTTGATTTAGAAAAAATCACCAATGTTGTGATCCGTCCACAAAACCCTAATTTTGTTGCTGCATTCCATTTTGAAGGTTCTCAAGTTCTTGCAGCAACAGTAAATCAGGAAACAGTTAATTCTATTCAACAAGAATTAGAAAATCATGGGAGTAATCAACATGCGCTCTAATATTGATCACGATGTATTTGCTAAAAAATTGCAGTCAATTGAGTTGGCCAACCAAGTCGAAGAATTTTTAAAGAGCCAAAATCTCGAAGAACCTGTTCAAATTCCGTTTGGTCATTCTGAGTATTTGAATACATGTAAGAAAAATGGTGTTGATCCTTACACGTTCTCTTTACGTTCAATTATGACTCATTCTGTAGAGCAAACCCATGCAGAAAAAAAGAATACTGCTGCAAAGCAAAAATCCGAAACAAACAATTTAACTTACACGCCAGACAATAGCTCAAATCGTCGGGAGTTTAATCGCAAGGCACGCGAGTTAGCCTGGATAAGTGGTCAAAAAAAGTTTGTTGGTAAATGTCAAAAACATGGTGAGCAATATTTCAATATTCGCAAACAAGGCAAAGATCAACTTTGTAGCATTTGCCAACGTGAATTTACTCGAAATCAGAATAAGAAACGAAAAAAATTGAAGGTGACTGCATGAATAATGAAATTCTAGAAGCCCTTATTGAACTTGGCTTAACACCTATTGACTGGGTAGATGCATGCCAGTTTGAGAAACTAACAGGAATTGAAGAGCAAAAACTCACGCATCGTCGCAAGAAATGGCCTGAAGATTTGGTATGGGCCAAACAAGACGGAAACATTTATTATTCTATTCGAGGTTACAACCAATGGTTGACAGATCAGGCACAGAATCGCTACCAACAGGCATCCGCATCCGTGAAGGATCAATCCAAATCTACTTTATGTGCAAACGACAACGGTACGAAATCACGCTCCCGCACCCGCCCACTGCGCAAGGTATTAGCGCAGCCGTTAAAATTAGAAGTGACCTGATAATAAAAGCAAAATGGGGTGTCTTAACTGAACAAGACATCTCAGAAGCAAGAGGATATGAAGTTGAAGATGAATATGTAATCACTGAAAATTCTGTGTTATTCCAAGAAATAGCACAAAAATATTTAAAGTTTTTAACATGTGGTGAAGGTTCAAAAAATGATTATAGAAAAATTCTGCAACATCACTGGATGCCCTATTTTGCGTTAACTCCAATAGCTCGTATAAGGACAGAAGATATTGAAGAAGTCATATTTGATCGTGATTTTCAAACAGCCAAAACGCTAAATAATTGCTTAACACCATTGCGAGGCGTATTTGATACTGCGTTAAAAAATCGAGATATTTCTGAAAACCCAACCGATAATATCAAAAATCGTAAAGTTCAAGTGGATATGCCTGATCCATTTTCCCGTAAAGAAATGAGCGCTTTATTAGAATGGCTTGATAAAAATTTGAAAGGAGAGGACCGATTTTATTATTTGTATTATGAATTCGCATTCTGGACTGGTTGCCGTCCTTCGGAAATGATTGCATTACGTGAATCAGATATTGATTGGTTTAATAAAACATTTAGGATCAATAAAAGCCGTGTACGTGGAGTTGAGAAAAATGTCACAAAGACAAAAAATGTTCGAGAGATTTATTTGAATGATAGATCAGAACATGCATTAAAAGAATTGATTATTTTCAAAAATGAATATGGCTATAAAAGTAGTTATTTAATGCTATGCCCTGAAACCAAAGAGCCATTTTATAATGAAAAACCGCCAAGAATACGTTTAATTGAAGCCATGAAAGGTTGCATGATTCGTCATAGACCTGCTTATAACGCCCGACACACTTATGCTACGATGTTGCTTATGGATGGTGTGAACCCAGTGTTTGTAGCAAATCAACTTGGTCATAGTATATCTATGCTCGAAAAACGTTATGCTAAATGGATACATGGTGAACAGAATAGGATCGAAATAGCCAAATTGAATACAGACTTTTAAAAACTTGTCTAAACTTATTGACTTACTTGATAAATCATTTTAAATCTATTTTTTTGAAAAGATTTAGAAATTAAAATGCCAAAACATAAGAGAGATGAATTTTCACAGAAAACTCGCGATACACTGCGGCTTAGAGTTGCAAATTCTTGCTCTAACCCAGAATGCAAAATTCTCTCATTAGAGCCACAAAAATCTAATTCATCTAAAGTTTCTGATACAGGTGCAGCAGCCCATATTTGTGCGGCAGCACCTGGTGGTCCTCGTTACGATCCCACCATGACAGCTGAAGCAAGAAAAAGCATTGATAATGCAATATGGCTTTGCAGACATTGCTCAATTAAGATTGACAATGATCCCGTTGCATATCCTATTGAACTACTGCATCAATGGAAAAGAAATGCAGAATTCCGTATTAGTAAAAACTCTAATAAAATGTTTTATACTCATGAAGAATCGGAGTACAAAGTTCAACGCTCATTTCTCACAAGTATTGGCATGAACATTAACGAGAAATTTAATTATTCATTAAGCGAAATATCTAAATCAATTAATAAGTACTTTAATGACCTTGACCCACGTTTGGATATAAAATATTCACATTTAGAAGGATTAGACCACTTTAAAATTAGCACTACTGGATCTAGCATTGATAATCCAGTTTTAATAAATTTTTCCCCTGAAAATACACATGAGTATAAAGAAAAATATAATGAATTTTTAGAACATGGAAAATCATTTACATTCAATATTTCTACCATTACAAGTAATTCAGAAGGTTTGAATATATTATTTCCACCTAACCTTAAAGATGGTTTTGTTACAGTTAATCAGGAAAACAAGCTAAAAGCTTTTGTAGAAATTTTAGATTCAAATGATAACAATATTATTGATTTTGAAGACTTTATCCGTATAGGTAAATCAAGCTTCTCATTCAACTCAAGCAAATTTGAAGGATTGCTTTCTTTAAAAATTGATAAAGCACCTCTTCATAAAAGATCTCA